CGCAAAGCGACGGCATGGCTCCGAAGGGCAAGTCGCAAGCGTGGCGAAACTGTGATTCTGTCACGGTATGGCTGCGCTTTGCTCTAACATTCACCAAAGGGCAACTATGAAAGAACAATCAAAGATAAAGAAAGCGTTATTTAAATCTGCCGCATATAAATTATCTTTAAAACACTTAGTAAGACGAAGATACGTGAATGGCCCATCTGACTTAGCTAGGTATATTAAATTTTATGACAAAACAATAGTATCTAATGATATTTGGGAGTGCATAACTCTTTTTGATCAGAAAAACGCAAATTTAACTGCACAAACAAATTTTTCTCATAAAAAACGTAAAAATAAATCAAAAAAACAACCTAAAAATGTAATAGCTAGTGATGACTTTTTGCGTTCGTTTGAATGGCGCAAGCTGCGAATGGAGGTCTTAAAAAAATACGGTGCTACCTGTCAGTGTTGTGGAGCAACCAGGCATACCGGAGCTGTAATCAATGTTGACCATATAAAACCAAGAAAATATTTTCCTGAATTGTCACTGGACATTGACAATTTGCAGGTTTTATGTGGAGCTTGTAATCACGGAAAGGGTAATTGGGATACTACTGACTGGCGCGGTATAAAAAATAAATGTTGACATTGTTAAAAAAGAAGGTTTACCCTGAAGACTCTTAAACGGAGGACACATGGAAGACTTTGATACGTTCTGGAAGGCTTACCCAAGAAAAGTCGCAAAGGGTGACGCAAGGAAGGCGTGGATTCAGACTGAGAAGATCCGCCCGTCTTTGTCGAACATTCTGGAAGCAATCGAAAACCAAAAGAATACTCAACAGTGGATGGAGAATGAAGGAATGTTTATTCCATACCCAGCTACCTGGTTGAGGGGTGAGCGATGGGACGATGAAGTAAAGATTGACGTTCCTAAATCTCTGAGTAAGACAATGGGTGCGATAGTAGCCCTTGAACAATGGAAGCGATCATGAGAGTTCTTGTTGCATGTGAATACTCAGGGAAAGTAAGGGATGCTTTCAGCAACATTGGTCATGATGCCTGGTCATGCGACTTGTTGCCAACTGATGTACCTGGACAACATTATCATGGAGACGTTAAGGATATTATTGGTGAAGGATGGGACTTAATGATTGCCCATCCGCCATGCACTTATTTATCAGTTAGCGGGATGCACTGGACAACGCGTGGATTACGAGATCCAAAACTAACAGAGGATGCATTGGATTTTGTGCGTCTATTGCTTAATGCGCCCATACCTCGCATCGCGCTTGAAAACCCTGTTTCAGTCATATCCAGCCGCATCAGAAAGCCTGACCAGATCATCCAGCCGTGGATGTTTGGACATGATGCCAGCAAGAAAACATGCTTGTGGTTAAAAAACCTTCCTCTATTAGAGCCTGATTATCCACGCATAATTTCACCTAAAGGCTGGCAAAAGGTCATGGGTGCTGCGGATATGTTGGAGTGCGAGAATTGCGGAGAGCCTTTTTGCCCTGAACACAATGATCATTACTCGGATTGCGATTGTATTGGCCCGACAGAGGATGGAGTGACATTTAAGACAATCGAAGGCGTGATTTTCGGAACTAAGAATTCCCCGCCTGGAAAGCCTTTATGGTCGAACCAGACACCAAGCGGTCAGAATAAACTTGGTCCTAGCGCAGATCGGTGGAAGATTAGAAGCGAAACCTATCAAGGAATTGCGGATGCAATGGCTAATCAATGGGGCAAAGAATGAACTGGCTACAAGCTGAGATCGTTGAGGGAATTCAAAAGCTGATGGCTTTGCGACTCCGAAATACTCCACCTAGTGATACTTTAAAAGCTACCGCAGTCGTTTGGTTTGATGTTTTTAACTCAAGACCTATTACCTGGGATCAAGAGCTAGATACCAAGAGAATTAAAAAAGGTTTTACAGAGCTTTGCGCCCACTCTGACTCCTGGCCGTCTCCGAGTGATTTTTTCAGAGTCCTGCCTTCAAGACCACAAGCATTACTATTACCGGACAACAGTAACAAGTCTTACGGTCCAGAGACTAAAAAAATGGTCGATGATTTACTTAAAAAAATGAGAAACAATGTTAAACAATATCGAGAAAAAGAAGACAACGGAAGCGGTGAATAAATTTACAGGTACTAAGTTTTGTTCAAACTGTAGATCCTTTCAGAGACAAGACAAAGGTGGTTGGGTTGTTACCGCGAATAGATCACGAAGATGGAAATGTGAAAACTGTATGGGGAAAAAATGAACGCATTAGATATAGCTAAAGAAATTATTTATGGTGATAGAGAGCAAACTTATGGGCATCCTTCTAAAAATCTAGAAAAGATCGCGCAGCTATGGACGCTTTATTTGCATCAAAAGTATGACTCTGACGTAATTGTAAGCATGGAGGACGTTTGCTGGATGATGAACCTACTCAAGATGGCAAGACAGATGAACCAGGCGAAACAAGACAACGTAGTAGACGCTATTGGGTATTTGGCTCTTATAGATCGCTTGGGAGAGAATAAATAGACTGCGAACACAAGGGCCATGTATTTGATTTTAACTGTAAGGTCTGTAGGGATAGATTCATACTTACAGAGCCGTGTAAGTCGTACAGAAAGTCTTTAGCGGATTATTTATCTAAGCGGTGGGGCGAATTTGACTATAAAAAGGAACCGTCATGCGGGTGTCTAAGAAAGTGCAAAAGAATAGCGACAAAAAACATGTACTCAGTACAGAGGTAACGTATGAGTTGGCGGAAAAGATTTGCATCCTTCACTTAGAATCGATTAAAGAAGACCTGGAACATTATATTAAAGGCAAAGTATTAGTATTTGTTGATGATCTTGCCTCAGACAAGAAACTGTTAAAGAAAAAGATTGACGCAATCAGTGAAATCATTGATTATTTAACCAAATGAAGAAAAAGAAACTCCTTACTCTCTCAGCTCTTGAGAAAAAGCTAGACAAGATATTCAGTGAATACATTAGACGGAAAGACGCGGACTACGGCGGGACAGTAGAGTGCTGCACCTGTGGAAAGCTGGAATACTGGAAAGACGTTGACGCAGGACACTTTATTAAAAGACAGCACAGATCAGTGAGGTGGGATGAAAGGAACGTCCATCCTCAGTGTCGTAGGGATAATCATTTCATGGGCGGGAGACAAGACGATTACGCTAGGTTTATTATTAAAAAATACGGTCAAACTCAGTTTGACGAGTTAATGCGACTTAAATACACTACTGTTAAACATACTCGCTCAGATTTAGAAGAAATGATTGAACTATATAAAGAGAAATTGGAGAAACTTTGAGCGAAGATGATCTGGAAGTTATAGAGGCCGCGTTGATTTATGCCTGTATAGAAAACAAAGGCGAGTTTTTCATAAAGTTCCCAGAAGATGTGCATCCTGGAACGCTGATGTATAGAGTCGAAGCTAACGGGATAATGTTTAAATATCGAGATGAGAGAGTGTTAAATTGAGCGACGAAATTGACGTAGCAAACGACTACGCGGACAAGATGTTGGACAGCCAGATTAAAGCAGTAAGGAAGAAGGCGGAACTAGTAAAGGGTGAGCCTGGTGACTGTGAATTGTGTGGCGAACACTCAATGAGACTTGTACATGGAGTATGCGCCCCATGTAGGGATCGGTATAAACTTAAATGAAAGACCTTATAAGGTTTCATGTAAGACGCCCCCCTAACTGCACAGACCATGAAGAATTTAACAAATGGGTGCACGCTGCGAAACAGTATCCACCGAGTTATAAGGTCTGGTTTTGTACTGATTGCACGAATTCATTTCAACTTCAAATGAAAATGGAGGGAAAGTGCGACCATCCTTATATTAAATTCAAAATTACAGAAAACGAGATAGAAGGTTATGTAGATCCTGACCAGTGGCCGCTTCATTATCAAACTATCGAAAAACTAAATAAGGGCAAACTATGATCCAGAATGATATTGTTTTAAAACATATCAAAAAGAAACCTATTACAAGTCTCGAGGCGTTTAAACTTTATGGTATTACCAGGCTAGCGAGTAGGATTCACGACCTAAGAGAAGCTGGCGAGAAGATCGAAGGAAACATGGTGGAAGTGCGAACCCGTTACGGGTGGACTAAAGTAAAACAATACAGGGCAAAAAAATGAAAATGGTAGACAAGATCGTCGAAGTATTAAAACAGATGGATATGACTGCTTTGCAGATTCAACAAGCTACTGGTATTAACAATATAAAACCCCTTTTATGGCATTTATCCAAAAATAATAGGGTATTTAAATATAAAAAAATGAAAGAAAACTATATTAAAGGGCCGCGAGCTGTATATATATACAGTTTAAATAAACCTTTAAACTTGGATCAAGCAGCGGAGACTGCGACCCAGGATGCCTAAAGGTAGACCAAGTAAGCCCGATTCTAAATGGTTAAAAAGATATATAACCGAAGCGGATCGGGCTATTTTACTAGCAGCTGGACACGGGAACATAAGCAGGGGATATCACGAAGTCCTGAGCTTCTACGCTTATTTCTATAGACTAGGATACAGACCCCATTACCCAAGAGAAAGCCTCACGGTAAGCATTTGTTTAAACAATACTGATTCTCAATTACGGAAACTCTGGTGGAACGATAAGAGTTACAAAGAGAGGCCAGAACTAAACAGTGCCCAGGATGCGATAGAAAGGCCGTAGAGCGCACGAAACAGTGCGAACCGAGGATGACCCCTACCCGAAGGGTAGAATAGATTGTAGGTGATCTAATCGAAGGGAAAACAATCGAAGCAGGAAACAATGAGAGATAAAAGAGACAGAGACAGTTAAAGGGAAAGAGGGAAAGAAAGCACCTTGCCTCGCCCATATAAGTTAGCACTCACTTACAAGTAAGCACTCACTAACATATTCGCTATTCCCGAAT